GATTTGCCCGGCGATGCTGAAATAAACGATGCGTACGTCGTTGTTGCTGATAGCAACCTGTATGTCTGGAGCGGTTCGGAGTGGGCCAACGTCGGGCTGATCCTAGGCCCGCAAGGGCCGACTGGTGCGCAGGGTGCTGACTCCACGGTGCAAGGCCCCGTCGGCCCCACTGGCCCGCAGGGTATACAAGGGCTGCAAGGCGACACTGGCGTCCAAGGTATCCAAGGTATTCAGGGCGTCACGGGCCCGACAGGCGCACAAGGCGACACAGGCGCTGCGGGCCTAGACGGGTCTACCGGCCCGACGGGTGCTACTGGTCCGACAGGCGCAGACTCTACACAAGCTGGGCCGACAGGCCCGCAAGGTGATTTTGGCCCAACAGGTCCGACTGGATCGGTAGGCCCGACAGGCACACAAGGGCCGCAGGGTACGTCCATCACCTTTAAGGGTGAAGTCGCCACGGTCGGAGACCTGCCTGCTGCTGGTAACGAGGTGAACGACGCGTATGTCGTCACTGCCGACGGCGACCTGTATGTATGGGACGGCGCGGCGTGGGATAACGTCGGTCAGATCGTAGGCCCGCAGGGCCCCACTGGTCCGCAAGGCACCGCTGGTGTCAACGGCGCAGTAGGCAGCACTGGTCCGACAGGCCCGCAAGGCACGGAGTCGACAGTCGCAGGCCCAACGGGCCCGACGGGTACGCCCGGCCTTAAAGGTCCGACAGGCGCTCCGGGGGCGACAGGCCCAGCGGGGCTCAACGGTATTACTGGTAACGCGGGCTTGATTGGGCCGACCGGCCCGACAGGCACGCAGGGTATCCAAGGTATTCAGGGTATCCAAGGTATTCAGGGCACCGCAGGGACAACTGGGTCAACGGGTTCGACCGGCCCGACCGGTACGCAGGGCCCCCGTGGTATTCAGGGCCTTGGAGGCCCGACTGGTGCGCAGGGTGCGCAGGGTACATCTATTAACTTCGTAGGCGAAGTGGCCACCGTTGGCGACTTACCACCTACTGGTAACTCAGTAAACGATGCTATCATCGTGCAGGCCGACGGCGACCTTTACGTTTGGGACGGCACAGCGTGGATCAATGCAGGGTCCATTGTCGGCCCGCAGGGCCCCACTGGTCCGCAGGGCGACGCGTCGACAGTCGCAGGTCCTACCGGCCCTACGGGTCCGCAAGGTGTTGACGGTACAGTCGGCACGGTCGGCCCGACAGGCCCGCAGGGTATTCAAGGCACAGCAGGAACGCTGGGCGCGGCTGGTCCAACTGGCCCGCAGGGTATTCAGGGTGTGCTTGGTAACGCCGGACCCACTGGCCCGACAGGTATTCAAGGCGCGACTGGTACAGGTGCCACTGGCCCAACTGGCCCGCAAGGTGTCCAAGGTGTGACTGGCCCCGAAGGCGGCGGTCCGACAGGTCCGTCTGGCCCCACTGGTTCGCAAGGCCCGCAGGGTGCTGATGGTAACGGCTCGACTGGTCCGACTGGTCCGCAAGGGGTAACCGGCCCCGGCGCTCTAGGCCCGACGGGGCCGACTGGACCGAGTGGCTTGAACGGCACAGGGACAACTGGCCCAACTGGCCCGCAGGGTCCACAGGGTGCGCAAGGCACAGGGACAACTGGCCCAACTGGCCCGCAGGGTCCCACAGCCAGTGTTATGGCGGTGATCGCTGATGCTAATATAGGTTCTGTCGGGTCTTACATTCTTGCGGCGGACCTAACTTGGACTAGCGGAGTAAGAGATGGTGGGTCAACGATTTCGGGTTCAAATCTGAGGCCAACTGGTTTCTCACGGGTAGACGAAGATTATAGCGGGTCATCCGGTAAAACTGGCCTTGGTTCCGGGGGGCCGCTAGCAGGGACATGGAAGCTGATGGGTTTTTTAAAAATGAATAGCGGGTATGGAAGATATGAGTACACTGGCGCAATGTACCTGAGGATTTCATAATGACAAACTACCGCAACGCAAAATGCCTCCACAATAGCGGTTGGATTGATTGTGAAATTGAGCATCCACACTACGGCTGGATACCTTACACGCTAGACCCTGCCGACACTGACAATACTGTCAGTAATGACAACCTGCTGGCCGCTATGGCGGCAAATGGGGATGTCGCGCCATACGTCGCGCCTACTCAAGCTGAGCTAGACGCAACACTGTCTGTGCAGCTTCGTGAGGAGCGTGACGCCCTGCTGTCGGGGGTGGACGCCATTGCGGGCAATGCCCTTCGCTGGGCAGATATTAATGCTAACGCGCAGGCAGCTTGGGGTGTTTACCGGCAAGCCCTTCTTGGTGTACCCCAGCAGACTGGCTTCCCCAATGAAGTCGTTTGGCCGGCCGTGCCTTCATTTTAACCTTATAACCCCAAAGGAGTAATGACTTGCAGGTTCTACCTAAATATGCGGGTGTTGCGGAACTGGAGAAGAAGTGATGACCCTCTTTGACGCAACACGCCACCTGCACCACGCTTGCGAGGAGCACCCGCTTGGGCAGGCGATGATACAAGCCACGATCACATCGCAGCAGTGGTGTGACTGGCTTGGCGCGTTGCGTTTGATCCACGAGCGGATCGACCCACACTTGCCGCCTTACGCGCAGGTATCTGGGGAGCTGACGCTCGACATGGTTGACATGCTCCCGATGGTGCCCCGGCCCCTGACCGCCGCGCAGACATTCAGCAGAACACTGACCACCCCCGAGCGTATCGGGGGTGCTGCGTATGTACTGGTCGGTGCGCACCGCCGCGGCGGGCGCGTGACCGAGAAGAAGTTCAAGGACGCGGGACGTAATTTACCTACGAGGCACGTGCACTTTTTTGCTGCCACGGAAGCCGAAGCTCTGGTAAAGTGGTTGAGAGAAAAAGATGCACTGGCGGGCGCAGCGGTCGCTGCCTTCCAGTGCTTGTTGGATTGTATGGACGAGATCGAGGGGCTTAGCAGTGGACGTACTTAATACCGTAATGCAGTGGATCATAGCGCCGGTCGCGGCGTTTGTTTGGTTTGTGCACAATAAGACGCAGAGCAACACGACAGATATTGCTGTCATCCGGGCCACTCAGCGGGCGAACAAGGAAGCGCATGACCGCGAGTTCAAGGAGCTGCGCGAAACGCTCAAGTCTGTGATAGAGAAACTGGACAGCATCGAGGGGCACTTACGGAAATGAAACGTAAATACAGCACCCGCAGCCTGAAAAACCTGCGTGGTATTCATCCCGATTTGCGCCGCGTGATTGACCGCGCGCTGCAAGACAGCCCACTTGACTTTACCGTGATCGAAGGGTTGCGCACCAAAGAGCGGCAGACCCAGCTTGTCGCCTCGGGCGCGTCGCAAACCATGAACAGCCGTCACATCACAGGCCACGCTGTCGACCTGCTGCCTATTGGGCACGACGGCAAGGCTGCGTTTGACTGGCCACTTTACGACCAACTGGGCCCGGCTGTTAAGGCTGCCGCTGAGGCCGAAGGCGTGGAGATCGTATGGGGCGGCGACTGGCGCACGTTCAAGGACGGCCCACACTTTGAGCTGAGCCATAAAGCCTACGCGGCAAGTAACTGGTCAACAGGGCAGGCTGCACCTGCGCGCCCGGCCCGCGTGGATGACAAAGATAGCGCAGTCCCCGCTGCCGGAGCTGGCGTAGCGGGCGCTGTGGCAGTTGCCGTAGAGCACGTCCCCGCCGCTGGGTCTTTGCTGAGCAATCTTGCGCCCACGGCGCAGCTTGTCGCCGTCGTTGTCGCGGCAGCGTTTATCGGGTACCTTCTGTACAAGAGGGCCAAAGGATGATGGACCTGCTTGTCACTATTGGCGCAGCGATAACCAGCGGGCTGGTGATGTACTTCTTTGGTTACCGCAAGGCTGGCAAGGCGCGTGCGGCGAAGCAGACCGAACAGCGTCTGGAAGATGTGAAGACAGCCCGGGAGGTGCGCGATGAAATTGAAATCTTGGATGATTCCGGTCTTGCTGATCGGGCTTCTAAGTGGCTGTCTGGGAAGCACTGAGTGCGACTGGTCACGCACAATCCCTTTTGGCGGCCAGCCGACGATCGACTGGCTTCTGGAAAATGACCGGGGCCTACTAACGGACGTGGTAGTCCACAACGAAACCAGAGGGAGGGTATGCAAATGATGGATAAGAAGAAAAAGATGATGAGCTATAAGAAGGGCGGCATGGTGTTCAAGCCGTGTGCCTCGTGCCCGACGCCCGGCAAGTGCCGCGCCGCGGGCAAGTGCGCGAAGAAAGAAGCAGCGAAGAAGAAGAAGTAAGCCATGGCAGGGGTCAAGCTCCAGAAGTTTTTAGGGAAAGCTCCGCGCACCGCGCCAGAGCTTCTTCCCGATATGGCGGCGCAGACGGCGACGAACGTCAAGCTGTATTCTGGCGACTTGATCCCTTACCCACAACCGGTTGTCGTAGGGAACCACGGGCTGTCGGGGGTCGAACCGGTCACACTGCACGCGCTCTACGATCCGGCGAACAACCCTGTCTGGCTCGCGTGGGACAAGGATGTGGACATTTCCACACCGTCCGGCTCCCGGAACGTCGAGGAGCAGCGGTTCTACTACACTGGCGACGGAAAACCCAAGGTGTCCACCTACCGTCTGGCCACGTCTGGGACCGAGCCCTACCCCACGGAGTATTATGATCTCGGCTTACCTCTCCCGATATTGACCCCGGCGGCTACCGCGGCGGCCTTCACCACCAAGACGACAGCGACATACGCCCGCGATGCTGGCGGCCTCGTGACCATGACGACTTCTGAGGCGCATGGCCTCAAGTCAGGTGCGTTTGTCACTATAAGCGGCTTTACCAATCGGTCGGGGACCTACGATCAAGCGGATACGACCATCACAGTGACGATCACGGGGCACGGACTGGCTATTGGCTCGCGGGTCTTGTTGCGGTTCACATCAGGCACCGCGGCGGCGAACATCCTAACGGTTACGGATACGCCCACAGTTGATACGTTTGAGGTGGCGTCGACTACACCCCTCACGACCAGCGGCAACGTGGAGTGGGACATCACCAACCTGAATGCCACGTCTATCGAGGTCACGGTTGTTGACCCAACGACTTTCACATACACCAGCCCCGGGTTCCAGTCCGCGCCCACACCAACAGCTGACGGGCGCGTTGACCTCGCTGGTGCTACGCAAGCGCGCAGCTACCTCTACACGTGGTTCACCCCGTGGGACGAGGAGTCTGTAGGTTCAGAGCCTTCGGGCGAAATTTTTGTCAAGGAAGGGCAGGTCGTCACAGTCAGCAATCTGCCGATCGCCAAGCCCGCAGGTAACAACCAAGTGCAGGGCATCCGCCTGTACCGCACGCTCTCGACTGTGTCGGACACCGAGTATTTGCGGCTCGCCACCCTGTGGTTCCCCGTGGCGGTCACGACCGTGGTCGGCACGACAGTCACAACCGCGCAACCGCACAACCTGTCAGTGGGAAACTACTTCAAGATCAGCGATGGGGTTGCCGGTGGCGAAGTCACAGATGTAACGGATGATTTCACGTTCACCTACGCAGGCGGTGTCGGGTCTGGCGGCGACGGTGGCACGCTCTACCACGACGTAGCTGAGAACCCCGGGACAAGCACACCGCGGTACTGGGGCGAAAGCTCTTACGACTTCGTTGACGATTTCAATGTGACCAGCCTGCTGAACGCATTATTGACGGACGATTACGACCCGCCGCCCGAGGGGCTGCAAGGTCTGCTCGAATACAACAACAATATCCTTGTGGGTTTCGTTGGCAACGAGCTCTACTTTTCGGAGCCGGGCCAGTACCACGCATGGCCGCGGGCGTACAAGCAGGAAATCCCGCACAACATAGTCGGGCTTGCCGTGTTCTCCAGCTACTTGATTGTGGCCACCGAGAACTACCCTTACCTTGTCCAAGGGAACGACCCGGTTGTGCTGAGCCTTGGGCGTATAGACGCCCGGTACCCTTGCCTTAACAAACGCAGCATCGCCAGCATGGGCTTCGGGGTTATGTATGCCACACATGACGGGCTGGCACTTTACTCGACCACGACTGGCCCGCAGCTCGCGACCCGTATGCTTTACAACAGCGACACATGGAACGCTGACCTCGACCCGGCCACGCTACTCGCCACCGCGTACAAGGACACCTACCTCGCGTGGCATTCTACGGGGGGTATCAGCTTTGAGCGTGACGAACGGGCAGGCGGGTTCTTCGTCGACCTCGTGACCAATGAGCAGCCCGAAGCCACGTGGTACGATCCGCTCTCAAACAACTTGTATTACACCACAGGGACTGACGGTGACGTGTACCAATGGGACAACCTCGCCCAGCCCCCACAACCATACGAGTGGAAGTCCAAGGTCATCACCACGCCCAACCCGATCAACATCGGTGCAGCGCAGGTGGACGCGGATTACGCGCCGGTCTCCCCAGTGTGGGACGCTGCCGAGACAGAGTGGGGGACCACTGAGGGTATATGGGACGCCAGTGGCGGGGTGGTGTTTAAGTTCTGGGTTGACCGGGAGCTCGTAATGACACAGGAGCTGGACAGCCGTAGAGTGTTTCGTTTGCCTAGTGGCTATCAATCGGATACATTCGAGATAGGTGTTGAGGGCTCTGTGCGGTTGAGAGCCGTACGCGTTGCTGAAACACCGATGGGTTTGAGAGAGGTCTGATGGCAACACGGAGCAGATACACGGCGGTCCCCGCAGTCCCACTCGTCGGTGTCGAGGAGTGGCAGTCGCAGATTTTGAACGCTCTCAAAGAGAATGTCGAGCTGCTTACGGGTACACGTGGGGAACCTGATCTGGCTAGTGCGGCGGTCAATATCGCGCGGCTGGCTGTGTCTGTGCCGCCAGTGCAGACGATGCAACGGGTTAGCGCAAACGGCAGCGGCGTCACCATAAGTGGGGCCAACGTGCCTATCCTAGAGGACTACAACCAACTGCTCACCGACGTGCAAAAGCTCGCCAATGACGTAGCTAACCTGCGGGCGACCGTGGAGATACTCATTACACAACTGAGAGGATAACCATGGCCCGTGCTCCCATGACCAAAACCCAGCGTAACAGCCAATCGCAGGCGGCACCGACTTCTGTCCCGCCTATCTTGCAAGGGCTTATGTCTGGCGTGCCACAATCACCTGCAATGCGCGGGCTCTCTGGCGCGATGCCCTCGCTTGTAAATGGTGCGGCCCCGCAGATGGCTCCTAGCCAGCTGCCGTCTTACCAGATGGGCGGTGCGATCGGGCCCGACGGGCAGCCAATGCGCACCGCTGGTATGGCAATGCTCGGGCAGATGAATCCGCAGGAACCTGCGTCGCCCGACATGATCGAGATGCAAATCCAAGACCTCGCAACCCGCAACCCGCAGGTAATGGCGCAGATCAAGCAGGCGATCGACGAAGCGGTGATGACCGGTGAGCTGACCCAGCAAGAACTGAATACGATGGTACAGCTGGCGACCACAGTGATGCGCAACCCAGCGCTCTACCCGCAAATTCGCCAGTTCGCTATCCAGCAGGGCATCGCCACCGAGCAAGACCTGTCGCCCGAGTACGACCAAGGGCTCATCGTTGCTATCCTCATTGCCGCCCGCGCCGCGCAAGCTAACGTCGGCGGTCAGAATATGATGGCCGGTGGTACTCCTGCCATGGCGGGCGCAGCCCCTGTGCAGTCCATGAAAGACGGCGGCCGCGTCCGCGGTGAGGCAAGCGATCCTGTGATGATCGAGGCGCACACCGGCGAATACGTGATCCCAAAGAATGTTGTGGACATGAAGGGGCGTGAGTTCTTCGACCGGATGCTGGAGCAGTATGCAGAGAAGGCCGACGATGCGGACTGACCTGACCATCGAGATGTTGTCACCGGAGCAGGTGGATGATGAGTGGGCGGCACTGGAGCCCATACTCGATGCGTCGTGTAAAAGTAACGAAGTGGGTATCCTCGACATTACGCCAAATGATATTCACGTGCTGGCAACTACGGGTATGTGTGTGTTGTTTATCGGCCGGGAGAGTGGTGTGCCCAAGGTAATCGTGGCCCTTCAATTCAACGATACGAACGGGCATAAGGGCGCAGATGTAATCGCCATGGGCGGTGAGCGCCTGATGAAATTCAAGGACGCGTATTGGAATCTGATCTTAGATTGGCTTAAAGCCAACGGGTGTGTATTCCTTGACGCATATGCCAACGAACGACTGGCAAAAATATACAGGAACAAGTTCGGGTTTAATAAATCCTGCTCGCTTGTCCGCATGACTTTATAGGAGACAGCGATGTCTAAGGGTGTCAAAAAAGTTCTGGGTATAGTGGCGGCAATCGCCATCCCGTTTGCCGCACCGATGATATCCGGTGCGCTCGGGACCGCAATGGCGGGCGCGGGCTGGGCCAGTACTGGCGCTTTCCTCGGGACTGCAGGAGGTAGCGCGCTGACAGGCGCTGTGCTCGGCGGGGCAGCCTCGGGCTTGACTGGGGGGAACCCACTGACCGGGTCGCTCATGGGTGGACTCGGCGGCTTCGCGGGTGCCGGTGGCTTCCAAGGAATGTTCGGGGGGCCCGCAGCGGCGTCGACAAACGCAGTGAGTGGTCCGATGACGGCCTCGCTTAGACCACCTGTGGGCGCAGCTGGTGCGGCTGGCACAGCGGGTGTAACAGGCGCGGCCGCTGGAGGCGCAGCAGGCGCAGCAGGCGCAACCACCGCTGGAGGTCTTGGCGGCTTCTTCCAAAAAGTAGGGCAAGGGATACTTGCCAACCCTGCGGGCGTGGCTCAGCTGGCCATGACCGTGTTTGGCCGCCCACCGCAGGAGCTGACCGCCGTGGAACAGGCACAACTCGAAGAACTCAAGGGTATGGCTACGACAAACAGAGAGATGTTTGAGCAGCGGGTACGCGGGGCCAATGAGATGATCCAGATGGCGGCGCAGCAAGCCCCCAATCCCCAGCAGGCGTTTGCCGAGACTAAGATCGCCTCGGAGCGGCAGCTGGGTGAACAGACCCGTGGTATGGGGGCGGACGAAGCAGCCTTTGCCCAGCGTCGTGCGGGTATCCGCAGTACTCAGGCGGGGGCGACAGCAGCTGCTGCTGAGGAGGCCCGTGGTCGCCAGACACAGGCGGGACTTATGCAGACTGGATATGGTATGCTCCCAGATCAAGCCCCACAAGGAGTGGCTGGGCTGTCGATGCCTATCTACCAAAGTCTGCAAGACCGTAAAGACCAGTACACTCGTGATTTGGCGAGCGGCGCTGGCGATCTGTTTGGCGGCATCGCGTAACGAAAGGCACCACTATGGCTACCAGCGTTTTTAATAAGGGTTCGTACACTATCAGCGGGATCAGTCCCGCGCGCACTGGTGTAGGCGAAGCCTTCCAAGCAGGTGTGGAGGCAAACCTTGGTCGGCAAGACGCGCGCAGCGTCATGAGCGCACGCGCTGAGCAGACGCGTCTCGCAGGTAACGCAGACGTGCGCGCCCAGAAAGAGCTGGAGCTGCGGCAGCAGCAAGTCGCTGCGCAGATGGCCGCACAACGAGCAGCACAAGGCCGAGCGGCACAGGCCGCTGCGCGGGCGAACCAGCAGGCTGCACAACGCGCTGGCCTGCTGCGGGGCTTAACCGGTGCTGGTGCGAACCAACCCGCTGTGCAGCCTGCTGGTTCGCCTACGCTTACTGCACCGCCCTACGACGGGTCCCCCATGGGGTCCAGTGTACCACTGTCTTTTGGGGGTAATGTATCTGGCGGTGCGGGCACTACGGTATTACCCGGCGAAGACGGTAGCGACTACCTCGGCCCACTGGAGAACATGCAGTTCATGAGCGGGGTGCTACCAGCTGAAGCTCAACGCTCCTTTATGACCCCGGAGTCTATGGCTGTGCGGGCGGGTCTAGCCAACACACCAGCGGGATACGGGGTTGCGGCCGACTTGCGTACAGCTACTGACCCTCGTGAGCAGATGCAGTTGCCCGGCGTACCCGGAGTGACTAGCCCTATGGCTGTGCAGCAGGCGGTAGCGCAGACTTTACAGGACCCTAACCTAACACCGGAGATGCGTAGGGCGCTGGAGATACAGCAACGTACACTCGGTGTAGCGGCAGCTACCGGTAGCGGGCTTCTTGACGCAGTTACAGACGCTGTTGCACTCCTACAGCGTACAGGTACTCGCGTGCTGGAGTACGGTGTAGCCGTACCGCTGTCTATGGTATCCCCGGAACTCGGGGCGCAGTTCTTTGAGCAGATTAACCAGTACGACGAAGCAGCTGACAGGTTAGCGCTTGTGGGTCAGGGTGCGCCTAGTGGTTCCGTGGCGGCAGACTCCGGGGTCGGAGCACCGGCTCCTAAAACGCCGACGAAAGAGACCTCGTGGGGTGGACTGCAGCTCAACTTCGGTACGCCGGTGGAGTTAGCCTTCGGGAAAACCAAAGGCGCTGGTAGTCGTGTGTTTGTTGAAGCCCCTGAAAAAATCTTTGATGCAATAGACGCCAATAACAAGCAGCTCGCACGGGAAGAATCACTGCTGCAGTATTACGCGACTACAGGTGACGCCGCCGGGTACAACCAAGGCTTGGCGGTGAGCAACGCTATAACTGCTACTGACGCGCTACGCAAAGAGAACAGTTACCTCCAAGGGATGGCGGCTATCGTGGGTATCCAGCAAGAAAACTTCGGGCCAGTGCAGGAGATACTGCAGCGCCGGTACCCGAACCAGCAGGTCGAAGTGCAGCCGTACACCGACGGCACCGTGGCGATCTTCCTCGACGGCGAGCGCGCGTATCTGGAGGACTGGGACATACTCGCGCAAAACGTGCGCGATAGTTATGACCAAGACTACATATCACAGCAAAACGCTGCGGCTACCGCAGAAGCTGAGCTGGCACAGTTCGCCCGTAAGGAAGGTATAAAAACGGAGCAGCAAGGTGCCCGTGAGATTGCCGTCGCAGCGGCGGCCGACGCCGCTAAGAACCGTAGTATAAACTGGGAGGCGGACGCGGCCAGCGGAGATTCGTTTGCGACGTACATCACTCCTCAGAACGAGCAGGTGCAGCTAGTGCGCGTCAATGACTACCCGCACAAAGACGACGCTGGTAATGACGCACCCGGCCCGGCGATCCTTGTACAAACGCCTAGTGGTCAGTTCTCCACACCCGTGTATATTGCTCCTGACGGCACAGTACAGCCCGCAGGATAGATGGAGTAGATTATGGCTGAACAAGAGCTGAAGTACGGAGCTGGACTGCGCACTCGGCGGACTGATCTCTACAGCAACCTACCAGAGATGGGGGTTAAGGGTATCCGGCCGGGCCTTGCGGACGCCACAGTGGAACGCCAACGCGCGCTAGACCGCATCACTGGGCTTGGCGCTAGTACAGCGCCACGGCTGCAACCGCCTCCCGGTAATACTGGGATCGCGCAGGGCTCTGGCGTCTATTACAACCCCGGGCAGGATCGTTTCTCCGCAGGCGGTGTGGAGTTCGGCCGTGAGGATTACGATGTTGCGCTGCAGACACGCGGCGCGATCGGGCAACCGGCTCCGGCTCCGGAAGGGCCCGGGTGGCAGAGCCGTAGCTCCGCTGAGTACAACCGGTATTTGGACTCTATCTCCGAAGGCCGGGGGTTCCTCGGCAATGTCGGCATGGGTTTTCGTGACGTAGGTGAAGGTGTTGTTGGGGGCATTGGTCGCGGAGCCCAAATGCTGGGCGCTGAGGGTGTCGGCGGTGCGCTTGTAGGTGCCGGTGAGTTCCTCGGCCCGAGCGCTGCGGACGACGCGCGCGATGCTATGATCCGCGAGCGGCAAGGGCTGGGTGGGCAGATTCTTACCGCTGCCTCGCGCTCTCTGCCCACGGTTGGACTCGCCATTGCAGGCGGTGTGGGCGGCGGTGCGCTTGCTGCCGGTGGCCTTCGCGCAGCCGCTGCCGGTGGGGCTGCTGCCCGCGCCGGGCAGCTAGGCGGTGTCTCAGCCACGATCTTCCCAATGGAAGTGCAGTCGTCCTACACGGCAGCGCAGCAGGGTGGCTATGACGTTGAGGACCCCGAGGTCCAGTCAGACATCTGGGCCACAGCCCTCACCAAGACCGTAGCACAGACGCTACCAGAAGCCTTCCTCGCAGGGGCGTTCAGCCGCGCGTTCGGCACGGCGTTGCGTGACGCAAGTAAGCGCACGCTGCGCAATACTGTCGGGCCCATTGTGGGTGTCGGTAGTGCTGAAGCCGCCGCGGAGACATTTGCCACGCTGGCCGACCGGGTGATGTTTGACCCTGAGCTGCGGGACCAGTTAAACGAGCGTGACTGGGCAGCGCTCGCCCCTACGCTCTTTTCCAAGTACAAAGATGAGGCGATTGTCGCCGCAGGCGCAGGCTTCCTACTTGGTGGTGGCTTTCGCGCTGCTGCCATGCCGTTCGAGGGTGGGCGCGCGCCGACCACAGAGGAGACACCCACACCAAACCGCGATCTCACGGGCACTGAGCCTGCAGATGTGCTTAGCGGTGGTACGGTTCAGGGAGCGCCTACGCCGGCACCCCTTGCCCTACCTGCACCGCCCGCCGGGCTGTTGGGCCCACCAGTAGCAACTACGCCGGCACCCCTTGCCCTACCTGCACCGCCCGCACCGGCACCTGTTGCGCCTGCACCCCTTGCCCTACCTGCACCGCCCGCCGGGCTGTTGGGCCCACCAGTAGCAACTACGCCTCCACCACCCACAGACACAGGGCCTATCATTACGCCGCCCCCGTTGGGTGAGACCGCTATGGGTGCGCAAATACGCGCTCAGCAAGACCTGCTGGCTCAACAGGTGCAGCAAAGGCAGGCAGCACAGGACGAGGCAGTGGCGCGCACAAGACAAGAAGCAGCACAACGTACGCAGCGCGAGGACCAGCTTCTCCGTTCGCGGGATGAGCAGCGAGCATTGCAAGCCGACGCTGAGACCATCGGGGGTCTCATACTGGGCGACCAGTATAACCTGCTCACAGACGCAGAAAAAGCGGACTGGCAAGCTGGAGTGGCGGCTGTCGACCCCGAGGTCCGGGCCGATGTAGCCACAGCACTAGGGATCGCCGAGTTTGACCCAGAAGTAGAAATAACAGACCCCACTTTCCGCCAAGGATATACTAAACTCGTTGCGGACGCAGAGAAAGTGCGGAAGCGGCAGAGCAACAAGCTGCGGCGGCAAGCCGCTGAACTGCCAACGATCATAGAGCCAGCGGTTGCGCCGTCTGCACTCCCAGAGGGAGTGTTTGGTACTGCCAAGGGGCAGCCCTTCAAGAATAAAGTTGCGGCTCAACTGCAAAGGAAGCGCGTGGCAAGTCGGGAAAACGTACCCGCCGACCGGCTTGACGCCGTGGAACTCCCCGGAAAAACCGGCTGGGGTCTGCAAGTACGCCCGGAGGCGGTGCCTCCGGCACCACCCAAAGGTGACAAACTCAAGCAGAGGACGCAAGACGCCCCTAAAAAGCAAGGCGCAAAGGAGAGCGCTCTACGCAAAGGACCCAAAGCTGGCAAGGGAGTTCGAGGCGAAGACACCCAAGGGCAGGAAGCTGCCGGAGCGCGTGTCGAAGAAACCGCTCAAGAACCGACGCCTGCCCGGAAACCTGAAGTAAAGTTCAGCCGTGGTATGACTGATGCGGAGCGTGCGCGCCTCAAAGCGGAGGAGGCTGCAGCTGTAAACCTTAAAGCAGAGCGCGCCCCAGCCATGCGGTCGAAGGAAGAAGTGGAGGCTGCGAAAGAAGCCGAAGCCGCTGCGCTGCAGACTAAGAAAGATGCCGAGACTCAGAAGATGGAGGCGGCTAAAGAAGCCGCCGCTGCGCTGAAGGCCAAAAAAGAAGCTGATGCCGAGGCTGCCAAAAACGCACCCAAAGCTAAGGGTACGCGCGCACCACCGGAGCCCAAAGAGGACGTAGCTGCGACCGCGAAGGCCGAGCTCGTCGATCTGGTGGCTAATGCTGAAGATGTGTTGATGAACGAGTCGCGCACAAAGCGGACACTACTAAACCAAGCGGAGCTGGATGCCGGGCTTGAGCTACTTACGCTCAGCGACAACGCTGACCCAGAAGTAGCTGCGCTTGCGGACGGCGCGCTGGAAGCCAACGCCACTGCCAGACAATACAAACAGGTTGAGGAGTACCGTGCCCGGGCGGATGCACATCGCACCCTCGGTGGTAGCACGACCGACGCAGACTTCGCGGCTAAAGAGCTGAAGACTATGGTTGATGCGTGGAACAGCGGTGCCGTACCAGATAACAGCGACGCCATGCTCCAGACGCGTTTCAAAGAGCTGGCTGTCCGCGTGCGCAAGGCTGACCCTAAGAACAGCGTGCTCGGGTATGCTACTGTGCGGAACACGCCTAACACGCGGATGGGGCAGATCGCCACCACCGTGGAGACCGGTAAATTCTCCCTCGCCACCTTGGCCGACGCAGTCCTTGCCAACGGCAAGCGCGCGACGCCTCTGCCCGCTGGTAAACAGCGGATGATCGCCCGTAATTTCCTGTCCAAGTTCAAGGTCAAGCCCAAGCTCTCGGTGTTCAAGGACCAAGCCGACCTGCAGCAGCGTAACCCTGACCTATACAACCGTGCCGTGGCAGCACGTACGCAGGGCGACTTCGACACCGCCCCAGCTGCGGGGTACTTCTTCGACGGTGAGGTGATCGTGTTCAGCGACCGCATCGCAACGCGCGAGCAGCTAGAGTTTGTCATGGCCCACGAGGTGCTGGGCCACTACGGTATGCGCGCCGTAGCGAGCAACGCAGACTTTACAGCGCTCATGGATACCATCTACACCGACAGCTCGCCTGACATGAAGCAAGCTATCGACAACGCGGTGGCAGCACGGGAGATGTCGCGCGCCGAAGCAACAGAGGAATACCTGTCGGACTTCGCAGCCCGCGTCGAGATGAGCCTGCTGCGCAAGTGGTGGGCGAAAGCCAAGAGCTGGCTGAACGCAGTCGGCTTTAAGTTCGATGACGATGTCGCCCGCTACATGATGAACCAGAGCCGTAGGTACCTGCGCACTGGGGAGACTGGCTCCGTGTTCAACACTGACCGCGTGGCCGCGGGCCTCACCCGTCTCGATGCTGGCACTGACCCCACGGGTACAGGCCGCTTCAGCACGCAGTCGGCCACAGGCACTATCCGGAGCATGGGCCACATAATAGATAACCCGGTATCGGCTGAGCCTGACTCCATGATGGACGCGCAGGACCGGATCGACTCTGCCATGAAGACGCTCAAGCTGGGCATGGCGGACATCAGGAACTCGTACGACAAGGTCAAGCAAAACTTGGTGACACCCACCATTTTCCGCGCCATGCGCAGCGAAGGTGGCCAACTGGTGTACAACCTGTTGCTAAAGAGGACCAACACCGCGCGCTCTGTGGTTACCCGGATGCAGACCATGCGTGAGGCAGCACTTCAGCCGCGGATCGAGCGGCTCGCTGGCATAGGTTTCAGCGGTAAAGGAATCAGCGTCGAGGGTCGTGAGAAGGCAGGTTACGTCCTCAAGGCCAACCGTATGGTGCAGACGTTCAACTTCCGTGCACCGTCCACGAAGAACCTTCCGAAGCTGTACCTGCGCGACCCGGTCACTGGTAAGCTGAACCCGGTGAAGGGTATATTCGAGAACCTGCTTAAACAGAACCGCTTGTCACGTGCGGAGTGGGCCAAAGGCGTCAAGGTACCTTACAACACCCCAGAGACCATGACGGCTGCCAAGCGCGCAGAGCTCACAGCCGCGCGCGACGCAGAGCTGGCTAAGGCCACCACTGACAAGGCCAAGAACGCGATCACCAAGAAGTACGCAGCACGCATCGACAGTAACACATACAACGCGGTGGCCTACCTAGACGTGCAGCAGACCTTCACGGACGTGGAGTGGGAGGCGTTCAACCAAGAACTGGATGCCATGGCGCACACAGCCCGAGCTGTGCTCGAAGCCAAGCTGACCAAGTACGACGAGGAAGTGTCCACAACGTACCGCCGCCTGCAGAAAGCTATGGCTGCCGCGATGACTGACAGCGACCGCGCGTTAATGGACAGGGCAGTGCGCCGGTATGTGGAAATACAGGACGCAAATCTCGCCACCTTTGAGAACGGGACGATTGACCCGTCGACCCGAGACGCTGAGTCTGCAGAAAAATTCCTGATCCAGTTCAACTCCGCACTGCTCGGTAAAGGCCGTGACCGTATCTATGATCTGTTCACGCCAAACGATAAGAACAACGGCATCGCGGCGTTCCCAGAGAGCGAGAAGCAGGCGATCATCGACATGATCGACGGTCTGCGGACGCGTTATAACCCACCAGAGGATACCCCGGGCAGCCCCTCGTCGGTGAAAGAGGCGCGTATGGCGGTGCAACGGGAAGTAGGGTTCATAGCGGGGCAACTCTCAGACACAATCGACGCGGAGAAAGCCGCGGTGCGCACGATCCTGACTGGGTATGTGCCCATCGTACGTGAAGGCGAGTACAGTGCAGGTATGGAGTTCCGGGATAAAGACGGGAAGAAGTTCCAGCTCATGGAAGCCTACCGTGAGCAAGCGCCGTACATGCAGTTCGCGAAAGAATCACAGTCGATCACGGCAGCCGAGCAGCTCACCGATCTGTTCGGCGGTCAGACCTATACCGTGGAGGTGTGGGACGCCGATGCAGACGGGGGTAAAGGCAAGGCCGTGATGAAAGAGGGTACGCTGACCGGGATCAGTGGTGCGGTAGTCAACGCTGCCAGCACCGACCCGGAGCTCAGCCATGACGCAGCACTGCGCTTCATCCGCAGGTTCAACATCCCGTTGACACCGCAGAAGCTGGAGCAAATCGTCATCGCGTCCACATCCGCTGGTAACAACGCCATCCTGCGGCAGCTGAAGACAGGGTTTACACCCGGCGCAACCAACGACCTGACCAGTGCTATCTCCCAGCACATTGAGTCCAGAGCATCCACAATCGCTAGGGACAAGACGTCAGTAGCACTGGCAGACGCAATGGATTTCAGTGGCGACGGCCGCGCGCTGTGGCTTGGCGATCAGGCGAAGTACGACCGCTTGAAGGCGGAGTATGAGCAGCTCAAGGCTGAGCCTACACCCAACGAGGACGCTATCAGCATCGCCCGGCAGGAGTTTGAGGAGTACCACAACCAGTTTGTGACAGAGGACGCACCGAACAAAGGCGCGGCTAAGTACAACGAAGCGCGTAAGTGGGTGGATTTCCTCGACCAACAGAAGGGGGTGCTGGAGACAGACCTCGCTAACAACAAGCACATTGCGACGGTCCAGATGCTGACCTCTATCAGCTACCTTGGCATGATGGTGGCGTCGGCCGGACTCAACGTAAGTAGTATGGGTACGAACGTACCGGCTGCCCTTGGTACCGTGAACCATAAGACAGGGTTCGGCGGGGGCTTCGGCATGATGCGGGCGTCCACCACGCTCACCAAGATGATTAAATCGGCGGGCTTTGGCGGGCAAAACGACACCGCTGAGTTCTGGAAGGGGCTCACAGACGCCCAGCTCAAGGCGAAGGGTATATCGAGGGCGGCTGCGGACTTTATATCCGAGGGTATCAACAGTGGTATCTTCCAAGCCGCACAGACCAACTCGTTAATGGGTTCAGCCCGTGGCCGCATCACATCCGGCGGTGAGCAGAAGTTCCTGACGACGTTCATGGGGCCGTTCAACATAACAGAGCAGCTTAGCCGTCGCGCAACCGGTCTCGCTGCGTTTGAGCTGATGTTCCAGCGCAACCTTGCCGCGGGTAAGTCACGTGAGGCAGCGGCGGAAGCAGCAGCTGAGTTCAGTGCAGACCTAGTGCTGAAGACATTGGGGGACTACACAGCGGGGGGCAGACCGGCGCTGTTCCGTGGCGGGCCACTCCAGTTCGCGTTCATGTTCAAGATGTTCACGGTAAACACCGCGGCGCTTATTGCGAACCTACCACCGAAAGGGCAAGTGGTCATGCTTGGGTCCCTGTTGTTGCTCAGTGGTCTGCGGGGCGTACCCTACGCTGAAGACATCGAGGACCTTGTCAACACCTTGGCGCAGAAGTTCGGGATACCCATGCCCAGCATCCGCGACTCCATCCGCCGCACTGGCGACGGGCTTCTTCCCGGTCTCGGTGAGACGCTGGTAAGCGGCGCGCTGAATAAGCTAATACCCTACGATGCGGGCGGGCGCTTTTCCGCAGGTGACATCGTGCCGGGGACTGGCATGTTCTTGGCCGGTGCTGACGTGCAACGTGAGTTTTTCCAGATAGGTGGGCCAATGGCCTCTTGGACCCAACAGGCTGTGGGTACGATTGGCAGCATCATTGACGCCATTGTGCCCGGTGGTAAGGCCCCGTCGCTCACATCCATCCTGCGGGAGTCGCCGGTCACGTTCGGTCGCGCACTGGGGGACGCCGTCGCCTACGAGCAGTACGGTGCCATCGTGGATAAACGCGGGTACACCGTATCCAACGATTACAACTCTGCTATCGCCATTGGCCGTATCCTTGGTCTATACCCGGGCTCCGCTTCACGGGCGTACGAGAGTGTGCGGGAGTCCAAGCTGATCGTGGAGTACCAGAAGTCCATGACCTCTTACTACCGCGACCGCATCGTCGCAGCGCAGGTACAGGGCGATCGGGCGAAGGTCGCGGACCTGTACGATGAAGTTCGCGAGTGGAACCGGAGCGCGAAAGGCACGGGGCTGGAGGTTGTCAACATACGCGACAGGGTCAGCAAAGCATTGCGCGCCCAACGGTTGAGCGCCACCGCGCGGTTCCTAAAAACTACGCCGCTATCCTCAAGGGATGCGGCGCAGCGTATCGTCGACGTGTATACCGCTAACTAGGGTCAGCGTCTGTCTGCAATGTCAACCACGTCGCCCATCAACAGGTTGTCCTGCTGCTGCTCGATACCTTCGAGGATCGACTGCAGCCGTGGGTGCTTCAGGTTTATCCCTACAACGTAGCACTGCGGCGGCGAGATCGGCGTGTGCTTACCGAGCGAAGCCTTCTTCGTTATTGGCGTTGCGTCCGCCCCATCGTGCGCGATCTGGGCTGTGAAGTCCCGTGGGTTCCCGCCTCGCTTGGCGAACCACTGGCGAAAGTGCGTGCGCTCCAGCAACATCGTGCCACCCACCAGCTTGGTTGAGCCTGTGTTCCTGTGCCCGTCGATGCGGATACGGATTGGCCCTCTGGGCAGCCGGTCGTAGTTCGGCAGTGGGTCCTTGCCCGGATCGTGCCAGACCAGAAGCGTGTCGCTCAGGTGCTCGTTGACGTATTCCGCCAGCAGGTCGAACACATCACGACGGTTATCCTCGACGGTCTCGCGCATGTCGTCGATCTGGCTGAGGACCCACTTGATCGAGGGTTCCTGCGGGTAGTCGATGATGCCCCACTCATGTGCCAGCCGCATCGCCAGTTCAGTCATCACGATGGCGACTTCCCAGAACCGCTCCACACCTGTGAACGCCTTGTTGTACTTCTTCTGGAACTCCTCGAAGGCGTTGGCCAGTATGGCGCGGATACCCTGCTCACCGATCTGCATGACCCGCTCAAGGAACATGCGCCCAGCGTGGCCATAGTTCTGTGTGAACAGGCGGTGTAACTTACGGCCTACGTCGGTGCCCGCGGAGAACAGGGGTGACGCATCGACCCTGAGTTCCAGCAGTCGGGCAAGCTGTGCGTCCGTCTCGTCGCCCGTGGAGATCAGCTTGCTGGAGATCGGCCTGTTGGTTGAGAGGGTGGAGAACAGCGCCCATTCTTTGGGGGCCTTCTCCTCAGCGCTGCGTGTGAGGCGGGCTTTGTCCCGGCCTTGGCTGACCCAGTATAGATAATCACCAATGTCTTTGTCTGACATCTGGGTGGCTTCGTCCACCGTCATGGGCAGGTTGCCATAGAGACCGAAGCGGTTGAACAGTGAGTTCGCTGTGAACTTGGATTGGAAGTGCAGCTTCTCTGGGTCGCCCCATAGCGACTGCTGCATCAACTGGGCCAGTGATTTACCGCTGCCGGACGGGCCGTAGAACGACACGGTCACGCCCTTGAGCCCGGTGAACTGCATGAGGATTGAGGCGAGGCCCAGCCCGATGGAGAACTGGTGAGGGTACAGCTTACCCTTGCGCAGGATAGAGGTGCCAGCCTTCCATGTGTTGTAGTCCCCACAGACTGTGAACATGTCACTGCCTGCGCGGTTCACGTGGGTCGCCAGCCTGATAACGTCCTTGGCCACAGTCCCATCGTCGTTGCGCCGGTAGAGATCGTCACCCAGAACGAAGACCTTGTTGTCTTCCTTCCACCCCATCGTAGAGTAATGGTTCGTGACAGTCCTGACCTTGCGCAACTCATTCATATATGAGCGCATCATGATCTGAAAATACTCCGTCTGTCTCTTGGTCTGCAGTACAATGCCTTGGTCTGCGATGCTGCCGACGAACTCCCGATACGTGCCGTCAGCCAGATAGGCTTGGCGCAGCGCCAGCACTTTCCACCCTACGTGTGGGCGCTCCCACATGAACTGAGCCACCTCGTAACCAAGGTGCTCGTCATACCCATAGCTGAGCGGGTAGATGTCGAAGGGTGCTACCTCGATGTCGGTGTCGTCGATGGTGGCCATGATCCCCTTGGCTGTCCGCTTGAACGGCTTGGGTATCTCGACCTCTGTGACAACTTCCTCGGGCGCGTCGGCGCTGGTGTCCACCTCTTGGTACCGCACACCCAGTCGGGCCGGGCTGCCGATCTTACCTATGAACGGGCAACCCTTACACCCAACAGGTCGCTCACCCTCAAACTTCGCACAGGTCGAGGGCCCGGTGGCTTGCTCCCGCCACTGTTCCATCTTCTTGAGCGTGGCAGTCTCGGAGTAACTGGGGTGGTCCTCACTCCACCGCCGCGCAGTATCCTCGGGCTCCTCGCAGAACGCAGCCACGCCAATCAGGGCGTACCAGAATGGCTCGGGCACCTTGTCTTGGTTCTCTACCGCCCAGTTGATCTGCTGGCACTTCTCCACGATGATGCTGCCTATGGCAGGGGGCATGTCGCCGCGCGCTGCGAGACTGTCCAGCAGGCCGCTGTTCTTCTTTTTGACTGGCGCGTTTGTCGGGTTGAAGTAGTAGGCCAGTGCCTTCTTCAGTGCAGCCACGGTGGTATCACCGCCGTCAAGTAGCACCTCAACACGTTTGGGTTTGGTCGGGTCCTTGAAATTGTGGGTGCCCACAGGGCGCAGGACCAGCGAGGCGTCGGCCGTCTTGGTCACGTCGATGTCGAACTTCTGCCCTGCGGCAGCGTCCTTCATGGCGCGGGCCAGTGGCGTCCACTCGTCACGATTGAGGTCGCGCTCCAGAACCCAGTAGGTGTGCAGCCCGTTGCCCGATCTGATTATCAGGGGCTTGGGCAGCTTCATCTCGGTGATGAATTGACCAAGGACCTTCAGCCCTTCTTTCCATGTGGGGAATGGTTTGTCGTCTCCGCAGTCTACGTCGATCGTAACAACCTTGGTTGCCTGTACGTTTACGTTTCTGCGGCTGCTGTCATCCATGAAACTGGAGATAGCGAAGTACGCATCCTGCCCTCGTTGGTCTAGTGCTTGCACTTCATCCACTACATCAGTCAAGCTGTTGTAGAACCGGTTGCGTTTACCGGTTAGGGAGAACCTGCAGTACATACCTTCTGTCGGCAGAACGCGCTGGAGGAAATCCAACGTCTTCATGTGTCACGCCTTGCTTTGATTTGGGGAGGGCCGATGCCCTCCCCGTTTAACCACCTTACGCCTGTACTCCCAAAATCTCAATGAGCGCGTCAAGGCGTTGTTCACTGGTCCAATGCTGGGCCCCGTAAGGGGGCCAAGTTCCTTCTTTTAACAGGGGTAGAAGCTGGCGCAGGGTCTCTTTGACCTTCTTCTCGTTGCGCTCCCGTATCGGTCCACCGTCCACCCACTTGTAATAGGTGGCCCGAGAGGTACCGAGCAGCTTGCTCATGTCCTTGATAGTCAGGGCCATGCGCTCGCGCACCAGTTCCACCTTCTCAAAGTCGAGGGCGGTATTATTCATCGTCGTCATCATCCCCTACCAGCGCGGCGATCTCGTCAGCCAAACTGGCCACGTCGTCGTCCACTTCAGCAGCGGCCTTGGGCTCTGCCTTTGGCTTTGGCTTTGCCGCAGCCTTGGGCTTTGCTGCAGCCTTGGGCTCCTCAGCCTTCTTGGCACCGAAGCCGCGCTTCGGCTTCTCCTCAGCCGCTGGGGCTTCTTCCTCAGCTTCTTCCTCAGCTTCCTCCTCGGGCTCCGGCTCAGGCTTGACTTTCACTGGGGACGCCTTGCGTGGCTGGCTTGGCGCTGCAGCCGTCTCGGGTTGCTTCTCGCCAGTGATGTCCATCACGTTGTCAGCGCCGAACAGAGGCTCCACCGCAGCATAGGTATCCTCGTCGAGGAACCCACCGAAACCAAACTTCAGCTTGGGGAAGGACGCGTCAGTGTCGAAGGTGATCTTGGTCTTGATTACCTCGGCAGGGATGCCACGCAGAGACAGCTCTTTGTGGTATGCGTTCAGCCCCTTCAGTGCTGCAGGCGTGACTTGCAACAGGTAGACGGGGCCTTCCGGATCATCAGCCGACACAATGGCTAACCGCTTCTGGTCGGTGCAGGCTTTGAGTTGCTGGCCTTGCGGTCCAGTCTTGGAGCCCCATGCGTTATGCGGGCAGGACGCACACATATCGTTCTGCGGTGCCTCGCTCTCGGGGTGGGGTTTAACGCCGTCCAGAGAATAGCAGTCAGGTGCAGTCGCCTCAGCATCCTTGTCCCATGACTTGGCGTAGAAAGTCTTGGACAGCTTCGGGTTTGCACCGACGATCACGATGTCCAGCGAGGTGGTGTCCAGCACTGTCTCAGTACCACCCTCGACGATGCGGAACCGGCTTCCCTTGAGGGAGATGCGCGGGAACGACTGCCCACTGGAGATACCAGCAGAGATGCTCTGCGATAGCGCCGACGGCTGGCCGACCTTACCTGCGAGGTAGGCTGGGACTTTGATGTTTGTAGGTACGATGTTACTCATTGGTGTTCTCCTTAACGAGCTGTAGGTTTACGGATGTTGATGTCCAGCTTGGTGCCATACTTGACGCCCGGCGGGACTTCCTTGTTGGTCTCGATGTAGCCCCGAACTGCGGTCTTGCTGATCCGCTTCTCCAGCATATCGAAGGCTTCTTCCTCGCGGATGAAACGCAGCACGGCGTCCCAATCCTCGACGTTAGCAAAGTCGGTGGTGGTCAGGAAGGCTGTGCCGTGGTCCGTCTTGAAAGACGTGAGCCCATCGGCGTCCAGCTTGGCTTTCAACCATGCTTCCAGCTTGACCATATCGGCCTTGATGTTATCCACCCGCTCCTTGATCTCGGCCTCAACGACCTCCTTCTGGATACGTAGCTTCATGTATTTCTTGATGACGGCGTCGACTGTCACGGTCATAACTTTACTCCGTTGATTGTTGGATTAGATCGAGCAGCAGGCCCTGCAGTTTCTGCTTGTTGGCCAGCCGGTGGTACATCTTGTACTCCAGATCGGTCGCTTCGATGTGGACCACGTTGCTGACATGCCGTTTCCCGATACGTTCAATGCGCCCGTTTGCCTGAACATACTGCTCGTTGCTGGTGATGGGGCCGTACCACACCACGGTCGAGGCCGCGGTCAGGGTCAAGCCGTGTGCCATCGTCGCAGGGTGAGCGATCAGGATACGCGGGTCTTTGCTGTGCTGGAAGTCGTAGAAAATCTGGTCCCGCTTCTTGGATGACACAGCGCCGTTGACGACACCGACCGACCACCGCTTGGACAACTCACGCTCCAGCATGTTGAGCGTCCCTGTCAAGGGGACGAAAATAATTACCTTCTCGCCTGCTTCTTCGATCACCTCCTTTACTGCGTTCACCCGTGGTGAACAGTCAATCTCGAAATCTTGCCCATCGTCCGTGTAAGCCACGCCGCAGGCAATCTGTACCAGCTTCTGTACCTTCACAGCCTCGTTCACTGCGCTGATACTCGAACCACCTTGCTGCAACTCGATCACGAGCCGCTTCATCATGGTCGTGTAGTGTTTCTTCTGCTCGGGTGTCAGCTCTACCCTGCGGGTCTGGATCACCGTGTCGGGCAGGTCGAAACATTCGTCACGTGTGTAACGTATAGCCGGTTGCAGCACGTTCTTCACGGTGTCCATGCTGTCAGCACGGGGCACGAACTTCCACTGGCCGATCTTCATCATCACCTGTTCACGGAACGCAGTGTAGGTGCGCGTTGCATAAGGGCTGTCAACCAGTTGCGACAAGGTCCACGCGTCGGTGGGGTCGTTAGGCGTGGGCGTACCAGTCATCAGCCACAGGCGGGTGTCAGGGTTCTTGCCCATCCACTTCTTGAAGTGCTTGTACCGGCTGGTCGATGGGTTCCGCAGCACCGCCGCCTCGTCCACGATGACCAGATCAAACTTGCCGATCGCATCCTCAGCGATGATGTTGAACCCGTCGTGGTTGATGACGTAGAAGTCCGCCTCTGTGTTGAGCAGCTTCTTGCGCCGCGCCGCGGCACCGTGGAGTACCACGTGCTTACGGTTGAAGAACCCCTTGAAGATTGCGTCACCCCACACACGCTCCAGTGTGGAGAGCGGGGACAGGATCAGCACCTTCTTCACCGCGCCCAGCTTAATGAGGTAGTCGGCTGCCCAGAGCGCGCTCTGTGTCTTGCCAGTCCCGATCTCGTTAAGCACCAAGCACTTGCTGTTCATAGTCAGGAACGCAGCGGTCAGCTTCTGGTGCTCGTACGGTACGAACTGGCCCGGCCAGTCGTAGTAATGCAGGATAGGTGAGGGTGCGGCGATCCCGAGGGCCCGTAGCTTTTGGACCTCGCCGATCTTATGCGGCACCGCGACCAGATCAGTCCCACGGAACGACAGCATCTTAGCAGAGGGGACCGTCGCCAACACCCGGGCCGGGTTCTTCAGCTTCAGTGCCAACGCCTTGGCCTTTGGAATTACAAGCACGGATATACTCCCTAACCGCTTCGATAGTCTCGTCATCATAGGCAACAAAACATTTGCCGCCCGCGTTCTCAATGTCCCTCATGCACTTCGTCTGCAGCGCCGTGGGCTTCTTGGTCTTGTCTGCTTTGCACTCGATGCCAACGAAGTGGCCAAACACACAGGCGACCCTGTCAGGGATACCTGCAACACCGAAGGGGCCAGCCTGTGGACTGTAGTACCAGACGCCCTCGGCCTTCATCATCTTGTCGAGCCGCGCTTTGATCCGCCCCTCTGGTGTCGTAGCCATGTGTACTTCTTCCGTGTATTGTATGTCAACTTTTATTTTGCATATTCGCAGAAAGATTTACACGGGCACCAATTACACAGCCCGCTTGGCTTGGCGGGCCAGTTGTCGTGCTCCAGCGCACCTTCGATGCGCGTGATCTTGCCGAGTATCTTCTCCCAGATCGGGGCTTCCTGCTTGCGAGTGAAGGTCTCGCTGTCCATCTTCATCTCCTTGAGCCAGACGAAGGTGGTTTTGATACGCTCGACCTGCGGGTAGTGCTTGAACACCTGCGCCGCAAACATCTCAAGCTGGTCAAAGTCGGGGCGGCGCTTGCCAGTTTTCCAGTCGAACATGTACGCGTCGGGCCCGCTGCGTACCAGCACGTCGATCTTTGAGCGCAGCCATGCGTCACCATCCCACCAGCCTGTGGGTTCCAGCGACTGGTTGAGGGTCATCTCCTCCTCGACGGTGAGGGCGTCAGCACCCAGCGCCAGCTTCTCGATGCTGCTGACAATCGGTTCATAGCGCGAGGACTCCCGGTCCAGCCCCGTGCCTTCGCCCAGCCTAAGCTCCAACGACTTGTGGACACGCTCGCCGTAGGCGGTGACGGCGTTGCCACTATCCCTGATAGACTTCTCGATCCGCTGGTGGAAATAGTTCTTCGGGCAGTTCTCAAACATCTTGAGTGCTGAGTATGAGTGGGCAAGTTTGGTCATTATGCTGTCTCCTTTTCTTCGGCCATTACGTCCATAGCGATCGCGGCCATTGTCTCGGATAGGTTACCGCCCTCCGGTGTATTGTTTACAAGCCACGCGAGGAGATCGTCCCCACCCTTGTTATAGACGGCTTGGAACAGGCTGCCCATCTTCACTCCAGCGGGGACCAGTATCCGGTAGCGGGCTTGGCGGTGCTCTGGGGTCATTTCGCATCTCCATAGTTTACACCCACGTCTGCTTCGCAGGCGACAGGTAAGTCCGGTGCCCACTTGGGCGGGGTGGCCATGACGCCCATCATGAAGTCCTTGCAAGCATCCGCTTGCCCCTCGGGCACCACGCAGACGACTTCATCGTGGACCTGCAAGGCGACGGGGTAACGCAGTCCGATCTTGGTCATCTGCTCCGCCACGACGATACGAGCAACAGCTTGTGTGATGTTCTCCGCCACCTTCCCGCCGTATAGTTTCGTCCATGACAACTCGGGCGTTTCGTCTCCCATGACCCGGGCCTTGATGAACTTGCGGTAGGTCCGCGGGTCGTTGATGTAGCCAAACCCATCAGCCGTGCGGCGTAAGGCAGGGTACCGGATGCGCAACCCGTTCGGCAGGACCACACCCTCAGCGTCGTAGCCAATCAGGTCGCACATGTCACCACTCTCGCCAGCCACAAGCCCATTGAGCGCGTGGTTACACCGGTTCCAGAACGCTTGGATGCGGTGGTACTTGTTGCGGTACAGCCGCACGATCTTCTGCGCCTCACCCTCGTCGACCTTCACAGAGATAAACCCCGTGGCCAGCGAGTGCTGGAACTTGGGTGGCCCCATGCCGTAACCAAGGCCAAGGATGCAAGTCTTGCCAACGTGTCTCTCCACCTTGTCGGTCTTGGCGATGGGCCGCTGGTACACATCGGTGGCGAACTCGGAGTACACGTCGTTGCCATCACGGAAGGACTGCACGAGGTCATCCTGCCCAGCGAGGTAGGCCACCAGTCGCGCTTCGATCTGGCTGGAGTCACACGCCACGACCACGTGCCCATCGGGTGCAGCCAGCGCCTTGCGCAGCGCGCCCCCTCTCGGCAGGTTCTGTAGGTTCACCTTGTCCCCGCCGCTGAAGCGGCCAGTGTGGGCACCGTAATAGTTGAGCATGATGGGCAGTGGCCCACGCTCAGAGATTTCCAGAAACCGCTTGGTACGTGTCTCCTCGATGGTGCTCCGGGTCCCCAGCCGTGCCTCGACCACGGTGCGGATCGCCGCCTTGGGGTGCTGCAGCAGCGCTGTAAACTGTGTATCGTTCTTGGCAAAGGCGTAGGTCTGCTTGCCTGTAGTCGGACTGACCTTCATGGGGGGCTCCGCACCCATCGCCCGCAGCAGGTCAGCGAACTTGTTGTTGGACATGAGGAACTTCTTGGCCTTCTCCTCACCGCCCAGCTTGGCCAGCAGCTTCTCCTTCCTCTCATGGATACCTATGAGGTGGGCGTCCAGCACCACAGGGTCCAGCACCAGCTTGGGCTCGGTGTACATGCGCAGCGTCTGGTCAATGACCATCAACTCCGCGGCAGGGAACTGGCGCACCATCTTCTTGAACAACCGGTATGTCAGGTTGGTATCTTGGATGCAGTAGTCGGCGTAGTCAGACATCTGCTCCGGTGTGAAGTCCCGGCGGCGCATACCTTGGGTGCGCATCACCTCGTCGCCCTTATCGCCCAGCTTGTAGTAGGTGGCCAGCGCCTTGAGGCTACCGCCCACAGTCATGGAGTGCAGCGGCCGCGCCATGCTCAGCGTGTCGAACCACAGCTTGGGCTTGATCCCGAAGTGCCACGACAGAATAGCCCCGTCGAACACCGTGTTGTGGCAGAGGATCGCCTTGTCGCTGTAGTCGATAGCGTTGAGGAACCCGCCCACGTCCTTGCCGGAATACCAGTCGGGCTCTTGGTCGTTGACCTTCACGGCCACACCGACCACCTCGAACCGCTCGTCGCGCACGTACTCCTCCGTCGTCATCTTGGACAGTGAGAAGTCCTGCGCCCAGTAAGTCTCGAAGTCGATGGTAACTATGTCCATTATATTTTCCTCAGCCTATCCAGTGTCTTGTTAGTTTGCCAGTCGTCGTGCTTCGACGAATTGCTTGCCACGCAGATCATCGGTCGATCCCCGATCTGTATGAAGTAATGGTCGCGCTTCTTGACCAGCTTCCATGGGTGGTCGAGTGCGGCAATCTCCCGCCGCACCCGCTTGTCAATCTGTTTGGGTAGGTCTGTCATCGACCATCTCCGCCAGTAGGATGTGAGCGGCAGACAGGTAAACAATCGCCCCGAGCAACTCGGCTTGTGCAGCAGGTATCTCGCCCCTGCGTGCCATACCCGTAGCCTCCTGTGCCTTCTTCATGGCCTGCCCAATAGGATAGCCAAGCCCGACCATGCGACCTATCTCCATAATTGGTTGGTGCAAGAAAGGTTTATCGTTCGCATGGCGCACCCTACCTTTCCCGTGGGCAGACTGGTCGAAAGCAGCAACCAACACGGCCTGTAGAGATGCGTAATGGTTATCACCAACCTGTTGGTCGGTGACTGGCTCCCGCCAGTTGGGGCTACTGATACGGGCTATAAGCACCTCGGCTTCGCCCCACGTCACGTCGCAGTTCAGCGCCACTTCCTCAGCAGTGGCTTGCCGGTTGGCCAGCAGGTACTTCCAGCATCGTTCCTCTGTCATGTCTATCATGTCATTCTCCCTTAAACACGCCGAACCGCTTGCGCAGTTCAAGGCTCTGTAGCTTCACGATCTTGTCGACGTGCTCGTACATACGGCACCGATCCAGTAACCGTCCTGCATCCTTTCAATATACCCCGCGTGGAAGCGGTGTTTAAAAGCCCATATCCGCATTGGTGCTGTGCTTGTGTCAGTCATGGGTTTTGCCCGTGATGTGGCCGACTTCCATAGAGCCTATTGCAAAGATGATTATGTATAGTGATGTCATGGTTTTTGTCCTTTCAGTTCTGCGTCGGCCTGTGCCTTCTGGACGCGGGCTGATGCAATGGTAAAGTAATCAGGGTCGCGCTCAATTCCGATAAAGCGCCGTCCGGTGTTGGCCGCTGCCACTCCGGTCGTACCGCTCCCCATCGTGAAATCCAGAACGGTTTCGCCCGGATTGGTGTATGTGCGGATCAGATATTCCATCAGGGCGACGGGCTTTTGGGTAGGATGTACTGTCGCCTGCGCGTTACTGATTTTTAGTATTGTGCTGGGCATAGACTTGTCAGGCGGGCACCTGTGCGCACTTAACCCGTGCTTTCCATAGCAGTCAGAACCCTTTGTCCTAGGCGTGATCGGCCTGATATTTTTTGCAGGCTTGTCAGTTATTTCTGGATTATATGTGCATTGCGCCGCGTAAAAAACACAAATATCCTCGGTGGCTTTCATCGGCATTTTCCAAGCGTTGAGATGTCCAGTCGATTGTGATTTTTCCCAAACCCAACAATACTTGAACATTTTTACATTCGACATAACCAGCGCCGAAGTGAACGGCTGCGATGCCATCAGCACAATCGCCCCGTTCGGCTTCACGATCCGCTTGAGTTGCGCCCACATCGGTTCAAACGGAATGACCGAATCCCACTTGCAGGCCGTCGTGCCATATGGCGGGTCTGTTACGGTAAGATCAACCGACCCGTCCGGTATGCCCTGCATCACTTCCAGACAATCACCCAAGTGCAACATCAAATCCACTCCCAAACATGGTTCGCAAGGGTCAAGCAGGCGACAATCACCACAAACCAAACGATTGCTGACATGGCGTTGCGGCTGCGTTTCTGATGGCGTGTCGGGTATGCCCAAGGGCCGTGGCTCTGTTTCATATCTCTGCCTCCGGTCTGACGTATACAGTCGGTTTTGCCGGACACATTTCAATCGTTTGGAGAATCCAAGCCTTATACTTGCGCCAGAATTTCAGAGCATCTTTGCCGTCCATTTCCGCAATCCGATGATCGTCAAAGTCGGCCCATTCGCTGATCAGGTGGCGTTTGCAACCGATTTGCAAAATGTCGGCGGTGTATGTGATTGAGTACCGCTCAATCTGGATACACTTGACGTAATCGTTGATGCCGTTGGCACCGCTCAGGTTGGCACAGTACAGGTTGGCACCGCTCAGGTTGGCACCGCTCAGGTTGGCACCGCGCAGGTTGGCACCGCGCAGGTTGGCACCGCGCAGGTTAACATCGCTCAGGTTGGCACAGTACAGGTTGGCACCGCTCAGGTTGGCACCGCTCAGGTTGGCACAGTACAGGTTGGCACCGCTCAGGTTGGCACCGCTCAGGTTGGCACCGCTCAGGTTGGCACCGCGCAGGTTGGCACCGCGCAGGTTGGCACCGCACAGGTTGGCACCGCTCAGGTTGGCACCGCTCAGGTTGGCACCGCGCAGGTCGGCACCGCGCAG